CCCGCCGATCTGGCGCAGGCGGTGTTCCTGCTGGCCGCGCATTACTATGAGCATCGCGCCGCCGCCGGTGAGGGCGAAAAGGCGATGCCCTTTGGCGTCAACATGCTGTTGGAACGCTGGCGCACGGTGCGCATTCTGGGCGGGGGGATCTGCTGATGGGCGGTCCTGTGTTGCGCCGCAAGCTGATCCTTGAGGGACCGGTGCGCACCGCCGATGGCGCGGGCGGGTTCAGCGAGAGCTGGGCCGCGCTGGGCGCGCTGTGGGCGGATGTCACGCTGCGTTCGGGGCGCCGGGCCGAGGCGTTCGATGTCGAAACCAGCCTGACCAGCTATCGCATCACGGTGCGCGCGGCCGCGCCCAATGCGCCGTCCCGTCCACGCCCCGGTCAACGGTTTCGCGATGGCAGCCGCCTGTTCGCGATTGATGCCGTGTCCGAGGCCGGTGGTCGTGGGCATTACCTGATCTGTTATGCCACCGAGGAGGGCGCGGTATGAGCTATCAGCACGCGAACGCCCTGCAGGTGGCGGTCTACGGCGCGCTCCAGGCTTCGGCAGCGGTACAGGCAGACGTGGCGGGCGCGGTTTACGACGCCGTCCCCGCAGGGCCTGTGCCGCCGCTCTATGTCATTCTGGGCGAGGAAGAGGCCTTGGCGCGCGACGATATGACGGGCACGGGTGCTTTGCATAAATTCACGGTCTCGGTAGTCGGAACGGTGTCCGGTTTTGCGGATATGAAGGTTCTGGCGGGCGCGATCTGTGACGCCCTGACCCCTGCGACCGTGACCCTGAGCGACGGGCACCTGATCAGCCTGAATTTTGAACGCGCCCGCGCCCGTCGTCTGGACGGGGGTGCGGGGCGTCAGATCGACCTGCGTTTCAACGCACGCATCGAACATTCCTAATTTCTAAACCGGAGTACACGCCATGGTGGCCCAAAACGGCAAAGACCTATTGATCAAGCTCGACCTGACGGGGGACGGGCAGTTTGAAACCATCGCGGGCCTGCGGGCCACGCGCATCAGCTTTAACGCCGAGCAGGTCGATGTGACCTCTCTGGAGAGCCAGGGCGGCTGGCGCGAACTGCTGGCCGGTGCCGGCGTGAAATCGGCGGCGATTTCGGGCTCTGGCGTGTTCAAGGACGCCAACACCGACGAACGCGCGCGCCAGATCTTTTTCGACGGCGAAACCCCCGATTTTCAGGTGATCGTGCCCGATTTCGGCATCGTCACGGGCGCGTTTCAGGTGACGTCGCTGGAATATTCCGGCTCGCACAATGGTGAGGCGACCTACGAAATCTCGCTGGCCTCGGCGGGCGCGATTGCGTTCACGGCGCTCTGATGGCGAACCCCTATGCGGGCGAGGTGGCCCTGATCGTTGATGGGCAGGAACGGGTGCTCAAGCTGACCCTTGGGGCGCTGGCCGAACTCGAAGAGGCGCTGGGCGAGGACACGCTTGTCGCCCTGATCGACCGGTTTGAGGGCGGCGGGTACAGCGCGCGGGATCTGATGGCGCTGGTCCTTGCGGGGCTGCGCGGGGGCGGCTGGTCCGGCACGGGCCGCGATCTGGCCCACGCAACAATCGAGGGTGGCCCGATGGAGGCTGCCCGCGTGGCCGCGCGTCTGTTGGCCGTCGCGTTCAGCGTGCCCGCCTCACCCGCAGGGGGTGCCTATGCGGTTTGACTGGCCCGCGCTGATGCGGGCGGGGCTGATCGGGTTGCACCTGAAACCGGCCGAGTTCTGGGCGCTGAGCCCTGCTGAATTGCTGATGATGCTGGGCCACGGCAGCGGCCCCGCACCGATGGGACGCGCGCGGCTGGACGAGCTGTCGCGCGCCTTTCCTGATGTTCACGAAAGGCAAGAGTGATGGCGGATTTCGACGGGCTGGAGGCCTTTGACGATCAAATCGCGGCGCTGGAGGACACGCTGGGCGGGGCCCAGGGCGTGGCGGCGACGTTTCAGGGTGAGCTGGCCAAGATGCGCGAGAGCGTGACCCTGACCAGTCGCGAGGTCGGCACCCTGTCGCGGGCCGTGGGGCGCGGTTTGCGCGGCGCGTTCGAGGGGCTGGTGTTTGACGGTGCGAAACTGTCCGATGCGCTGCGCGAGGTCAGTTCGGCCATTTCGGTCGCGGCCTATAACGCGGCGATCACACCGGTGCAAAACCACGTCGGCGGCTTGGTCGCGACGGGGATCGAGGCCGTGGTCGGCAGTTTGGTGCCCTTTGCCAATGGGGGCAGTTTTACCTCGGGCCGCGTGGTGCCGTTTGCAACCGGCGGGGTGGTCAGTTCGCCGACCTATTTCCCGATGCGCGGCGCGACGGGCCTGATGGGTGAGGCGGGGCCAGAGGCGATCATGCCCCTGTCACGCGGGGCGGATGGACGTTTGGGCGTGCGTTCGGACGGGGGCGGGGCGCCGGTCCATGTCACCATGAATATTTCAACGCCCGATGTGGGCGGGTTCCGCAAAAGCCAGAGCCAGATCGCCGCCGAAATGGGCCGTGCGCTGGCCCGTGGTCGCCGCAACAGCTAGGGGAGCAAGTCCATGAATTTTCACGACATTCGATTTCCCGCGAACCTGAGTTTCGGGTCCGTCGGCGGGCCAGAGCGGCGCACAGAGATCGTGACGCTGGCCAATGGCTATGAGGAGCGCAACACGCCGTGGGAACACGCGCGCCGCCGCTATGATGCGGGCGTGGGGATGCGGTCGCTGGACGATGTGGAAACCTTGATCGCGTTTTTTGAGGCGCGTCGGGGGCAGCTGTTCGGGTTCCGTTGGAAGGACTGGTCGGATTACAAATCCTGCCTGCCGCTGTCCGATGTGGGGTTTGAGGATCAGATCATCGCGCATGGTGATGGCGAGACGACCGCGTTCCCGTTGCTCAAGACCTATCAATCGGGCGAGTTCAGTTATGCCCGCCCGATCACCAAACCGGTCAAGGCGACGGTGCGGGTTGGCATTTCGGGCGATCCGCTGGTCGAAACGGTGCATTTCTCGGTCGACTATGACACGGGCGTGGTGACGATTTTCGACGCGCCGGACGTGGATACGGTGATCACGGCGGGGTTCGAATTCGACGTGCCGGTGCGGTTTGACACCGATACGATCCTGACCTCGGTCGCCAGTTTCCGCGCAGGTGACGTGCCGCGCGTGCCGGTTGTCGAGGTGCGGGTATGAGCGTGCCACAGGAATTGAACGACCGTTTATTAACCGGCGTCACCACCCTGTGCCGTGCGTGGCGGGTGGATCGTCGGGACGGGACTGTGTTGGGTTTTACCGATCATGACCGCGATCTGGCGTTTGAGGGCGTCACGTATCGCGCGCAATCGGGGATGACTGCGCGGGCGTTGAGCCAGACAAGCGGCTTGGCCGTGGACAACAGCGAGGCGATTGGCGCCCTCAGTGATGCGGGCATCAGTGAGGCCGATATCGAGGCCGGGCGGTACGATGGCGCGGCCCTACGCATCTGGTTGGTGGATTGGTCGAACCCCGATCTGCGGGTGTTGCAGTTTCAGGGCTCGCTCGGTCTGATCACGCGGCGCGACGGGCTGTTTGAGGCCGAATTGCGCGGTCTGACCGAGTTTCTGAACCAACCGCAGGGGCAGGTCTACCAACGTCCCTGTGCCGCCATTCTGGGGGACGCGCGGTGCCGGTTTGACCTCAGCCGCGCGGGATACACGACCGAACAAGTGGTGGGCCGCCATGAGGACGGCCGCCGGTTCTGGTTCGATGGTGTCACGGATTTTGAACCGCGCTGGTTCGAACATGGCCGCATCAAGGTCCATAGCGGGATCAGCGCGGGCCTGATCGGGATCGTGAAAAACGACCGGTTCGAGGATGGTCAGCGGATGATCGAACTGTGGGAACCCCTGCGCGGAGAGATCGCGACAGGGGATCAGCTGTTGATCGAGGCGGGGTGCGATCGGCGCGCCGAGACCTGTCGCGCCAAGTTCGGGAACTTTCTGAACTATCGCGGTTTTCCGCATATTCCGGGTGAGGATTGGCTGATCAGCTATCCGGTTCAGGGCGGGGCCAACACCGGCGGGAGCATGAATTCGTGAGTGTCGCAGATCGCGCTGAGGCGATTGCGCGGTCGTGGATCGGGACGCCCTATGCGCATCAGGCGTCCGTGCGCGGCGCGGGGTCGGATTGTCTGGGCCTGTTTCGGGGGATTTGGCGCGACCTTTATGACGCGGAACCCTGCGCCATTCCCGCCTATACCGCCGATTGGACCGAAAGCGGCACGCAGGAGCCCCTGTGGCGCGGTCTGGCGGCCTTGATGCCGACCCGTCCCGCCGATGCGGCGGGGGTGGGGGATGTGATCCTGTTCCGGATCAAATCGGGTGCGGTGGCCAAGCATTTGGGCATCCGCAGCCGCAATGGACTGATCCATGCCTATTGGGGGCATGGGGTGATTGAAAGCCGCTATGGCATGTCATGGGCCCGTCGGGCCGTGGCCAGCTTTGCGTTTCCAGACAGGAGTGAATGA